GATAGGCAGCGATGCCCAAACTGCGGAGCGACCTCTCGACGGAGGTTCGCCTTCAACCCCAAGTCTCCCTTCCAGGACCACTACAACATGAGCGTCGGCCGCTATGTCCACAACGAGACCGACTTCCGGGACGGACTGAAGAAGGCCTCCGAGACACAGACCCTCCGCACCGGGCTCGAGCACCACTACGAGCCCATCGACTATCGGGACCGAGACGCCTGTGGGATCACCGATGAGCACATCGCGGCACTGGATGAGACCAAGCGACGTGAGGCGGCGGTGAAGTCCTCATGACCATGATCGATGTCGACCAGAAGGAACTGGACGAATACGAACAGTTCCGACTGACCTCCCGTCTCATGGAGCTCTACCAGGACTCCAAGGAGACCAAGCAGCGGAGACACGCAGAGTGGGCCCGCAACTACATGCTCACCTTCAACCGGTCCTCAGGCTCTGCCACCCGTCCGGGATCAGGGGTGCGGGACTCGGAGATCTACCCGATCATCCGTAATCGCATCGCTTGGATGACCGACCAGAAGGTCCAGTTCGATGTCTTCCCGGCAGTCGATCCCCAGTCGGCCTATGCCCAGTACGAACAGAAGATCGGTCACCACATGGAGCTGGTCCTGGCCTCGAACTGGCAGGTACAGGGGTGGTTTCGTCAGCAGTCCCTGGTCCTGTGGGACTCAGCCATCTGTGGAGCGGGGATCTTCAAGGCGGTGTGGGACTCAGGCCTGGACGGTGGGATCGGCAACGTGGCCATGAAGCGGGTGGATCCCTGGGACATCTACCCCGACCCCCACGCCACCTGCATGGACGACGCCGGATACCTGTTCGAGATCAAGCGGATGTCCATGGAGGAGATCGCCAGAAAGTTCCCCGAGACCTCCCAGCAACTCCTGGACGACGCCTTCAGGACCGGGGATACGTCGGACAAGCCGGCCCGGCCCGCGCCTTCCAACTCGGGGATGACCAACCGGATGGTGGTCCCCGGCAACATCCCCGGAAACCCAGGCACCCCGTGGGGGACACCGGGACAGGGAACCCAATCGGCCGACAACGTGCTGCAGAACGGGGTGAACGTCTATGAGTGCTGGATCAGAGAGAACGTCGTCTTCGAGCGGGAGACAACCGACCCCCTTCTCGGAGACGAGGAGACTGTGGTCACTGACGAGTGGAGGGTCGTTGTCTTCACCGGCCACCACGTACTCCTCGATACAACAGCATCTGACCTTTGGCAGCACAACCACCACCCGTATTCACGTTATGTCGATGACGAGACCGGGGAGTTCTGGCCCGTCCCCATTGTTAGCTATCTCGCTCCCTGTCAGATCGCAATCGATCGACTTCTCGCTGCTATGCAGTCGAACGCCGAGCTCACCGGCAATCCCATCTTCATGGACGTTGCCAACTCCGGTCTCGCCCGGACGCAGGTGGTCAATCGTGCCGGCCTTCGTCTCACGATGGATGCATCGGTAGCCAACACCCAAGGAGCGAAACCAGCCTGGCTGCCCCCCCCGGCGATGTCAGGGGATGTCATGGGACTCATCAACCTGTGGCGACAGATCATGGAGAACATCAGCGGACTGAACGCGGCCCAGAAGGGGGCCCTCGGTACGGGGCGTCAGGCGGCTCAGACCATGCAGTCGGCCCAGGAAGCAGGGTTCGTGTCGATCAGGGGCTCACAGCGCAATATGGAGACCGCTCTGTCGACCACAGGGATGCTTCTGTGCCACCTCATCGCCCAGAACTACACCACACCCCGGGTGGTGGCCATCGTGGGGGACAAGGGAGCAGAGACCAGTTTGCTCCTGGCTTCCCGCCACTTCTACTCGCCCAGTCGAAATCCGAAGACCAAGAAGTACGAGATGACACCGTTGGCATTCAGCCTCAACGTATCAGCGGGTAGTGACAGACCGACCTCCCGGCAGGCCCGGATCGCCGAGGCCGACGCACTGTTCAACATGCACGCGGTCGATCAGCAGTATGTTCTTCAGGTTCACCAAGTAGCCGACTGGCAGGACGTGGTACAACGGATGCAGCAACAGGCCATGGCAGCAGCGGCCGCGCAGGCCCAGGGGCCGAAGGGGCAACCGAAAGGACCGGGTACCGGACATGAGCACTGACACCATCACCGGGACCGTCGTCCTCGTCGGCGGACCCTATGACGGCCACACCTTCCCGAAGAACCTCAACGGTCCGGTCGAAGTGCCCGCTCTCAACGGAAAAGGGAAGTGGGTCTACGGCTACGGGTACGAAGAGGATCCGGCGACCGGGAGATTGGTTCTCATCGGCAAATGGCCCGAGAATTTCGACCAAGGATGGGATGGCGTAACGACAGCCTTCTGAACCACACAGCTTCTGTATAGAACGAAGATCCCCCGGTCGGAAACCGAGGGATCAACGCTCACTCCTTAAACAGGCCATGATCGAGGTCCATGTCGATCAGTACCAGCAATACCAGCAGTACCAGTTTACCCTGGTCGGCATCCCGCTTGCAAGGACTGTGCGATTCGCAAGCCCCCGGCTAACCCCGGTGTTAACACTCGTCAGACGAGGGACAGCTCTTCGTGCCCCTGAGCAGGCACAATGCGGAAAGATGCAGGGCTGAGAGATGCCTGAGGGTAGACGGAGGACCTTCAGGAGCGAGCGAGCGAGAGCCCCTTGGGATCGAGCTCAGAGCGAGCGTCGCGACTGAACAACAAGGAATGCTTGCTCTTGTTCACGAATGGGGCAATGATGGCGCAATGGCTACCTCGCCTCCTGCCAACGGACGACCCGAGATCGACAACACGGGTGCTCGGGTGAAGCCGCAGGGAATGGGTGGCTACCGTCCGCCGGGACGCAACTTCCCCATCTTCGGTGACTACACCTCGTGTGAGGTCTGTGACCCCTACGAGTGCCAAGAGGACGTGGAGTGATGGCGGGGAACAACTTCGCCAACCTGATCACCAAGGTCCCTGGGGGAAAGAAGTCGCAGAAGAGCCACAAGCGTTCGTCGAAGAAGGGATCTCGCTGATGGATCGGATGAAGAGTCACGTGGTCAACGTCAACCCCGGTCACAAGCAGGGCGGGAAGCCCGGAGCTCGCAAGGGCGGAAAGAAGCACGCGAGAGGGAAAGGTCGTCGTTAGACGTGCCACTGTCGCCGGGCTCTTCCCGAGACACAGTCAGTTCGAACATCTCTGAGATGATGAAGGCTGGGCATCCGCAGGATCAAGCGGTTGCCGCCAGCCTGTCCAATGCTCGGAGACACCCATCGAAAGGGGGTGGCAAGATGGCTCGTCGTGGAAAGCGTCATGGTGGCCGGCACGGCCGGAAGTAGTTAACCGATGAGGGTGGGGGACCCGACTTCCCCCACCCTCATCACAACCAGAGAGAGAGAACATGGCAGATCAACCAACCAGCCAGGGTGCCAAGGTCGGCAAGACCCAGGTGAAGATGCAGGGTCAGACCGAAGGACGCTACGGCTCCGAACTGTCTGCCCAGGCTCCGGCCTCCAACAAGCCTGTCGACGTCAAGCCCTAGTTCATGGCAGGGAAGTCCGACGTTCCACAGACGATGCAGGAGGGGCTGCAGGCCCTTGTCCCTGACATCGCTGTGTGCATGGCCGCTCCGGACGCGGACATCGGATTTCTCGACAAGCTGCAGAAGATCGTTCTCCTGAGAATCCATCAAGGCTCAGGACAAAAGCCCGGTGGGCCTGCCCCTGCCGGTCCCCCCGGCGCTGGTGGTCCGCCTCCACCAGCGGCCGGTGGGCCCTCTGGTTTGCCGGGCCAGAGTCTTCCGGGCGGACCTGCAGGAGGTGGAGCGGCCAATCCTCAGATGCCGTCGATGGGCCCACCGAATGCCCCGACCGGCCCCGGCGGAGTCTCACAACCAATGACACCCGATCCCGACGAGATGCGCCGGGTACTCTCAGAAGCGGCAGGACAATGACAGATACCCATTACAAGACACAGCAGAAGCTAGTTCCTTTGATAGGCGGTCCCTACGATGGACACGTTCGCCCGCTCCAGGGATTCCAGATCGAAGTGCCGGCACTGAGCGGGGACTTCGAGAACTGGGTCTATCAGTACGGCCAGTTCTACGATCCTGATCTTCAGGCGTCGGTCTACTACGCCAAGTGGCCGAGCATGGATCAGGGCTGGGATGGCGTGACGATGGTTCCAGTTGTCAGAGTCGATGGCTGACGAAGAGATGGACGAGACCGAAGCCCTGATCCAGGAACTCCTGGACGCCGGGTTCACGTACTCGGAGAACGGCAGGGTCGAAGGACTCGCCAAGGACGAAGGGCAGGACGATGAGCCAGGACTCACTGAGAAAGACGAGGATTTCGGCCTCAGTCGACCCTACGGGAGTGTGGGAACGGATTCCGTCAGTGATGGTGATGGCGTTGCAGATGGCGACGACGACGGAACCGGGACCGAGCCTCCCTCGGCCGCTGCAGAACAAGGTGACCTGGGATCAGCTCCGGACGAGGCTGACTTCTTCGGCACCCGACTGACCAAGACCGAGGCGGAAGGACTTCTCCGGGTCCGCCAGCTCCTGATGGAGCACCCAGATCTCGCATCATCCTTCAACGAGATGGTGACGAACAAGCTCTCCGGTAAGGCACAGCCCGGAGAGGTCGAGGAGCCGGGCGAGCTAGTTGAGGAGAAGCTGCCCGACTTCATCGACCCCGACGACATCCAGGCGGTGGCCTTCTGGACCGAGCTCAACAAACTCCGCTCCGATCAGGAGAACGATCGTCGGACCCAACAAGAGGTCATGTCCCAGGCCGACCAGGCCCGGGTCACCAACGACATCAACACCGCGGTGGAGAAGTTCCGCACTTCTCACCCCGACCTGACCGAAGAGGACATCCAGACCGTCCGCAACTACACCTCGGCCAACGTCAACATCCCGGGTGTCATGTCAAACTTCCCCGGTGACCCGGTCGAAGGACTGGTTCGTTCGCTGGAACTTGGATCCCTCACCGATCCCGCAACACGGGATAAGGTGCTCGGAGTACGCAAGGAGGACACGAAGGCGAAAGACAGGGTTCGCCAGAATGACCTCACCAAACTGAGTGGTGGGACAGGAACATCGACCCGTCGCCCACAGAGAGAAAAGCCAGCATCGACGTGGAACGAAGTAGCCACTCGACTCGCCAAGGAACTCGAGTCCATGGGCGGGACAACTTGATAACCGAGAGAGGTTGAAATGCCCGTAGCAGCCATCGGTACGACCACCGTCACTGCCCTGTCGAGACGGATCATCCGGGACGTGATCGTGGACAATGTCTACGGGTCCAACGTCCTGTTCTTCCGCTGGAACAGGATGAACAAGATCATCGAGAAGGGCGGCTTCCAGATCGAGCAACCGCTCATGTGGACGGCCATGTCCGGTGGTGGTTGGTACACCGGCCCCCAGACCCTCTCTGTGCCCCAGTCCGACACCATCCAGAACTCGGTGTTCGCCTGGAAGCAGGCCTACGGCAACGTGACCGTGGACGGCTTGACCCAACTGCAGGCCGACAGCCCGATGAAGGTGGCCGACTATCTGGCCTCCCAGTTCAAGCAGACCGAGATGCAGTTGGCCGACTTGCTCGGTTACGGGATCTTCTCCAACGGCACCAACACCCAAGCCATCGACGGCATCTATGAAGCCCTCCAGACCTCGGGCACCTACGGCGGGATCAGCCAGTCGGCCAACCCGTGGTGGGCCGCTCAGATCGACTCGACGACCACGACCATGACCCTGCAGAAGCTCAACGCCCTGTGGGTGTCGACCCAGTCCGGTGGCCAAGTTCCCACGGTGATCGTCGGGGACAAGAACAACTACAGCCGCTACTGGAACCTCAACCTGGCCCAGCAGCAGTTCCCCCAGCAGCCCGGTGGACAGGAGACCCAGCTTGCCCAAGCGGGGTTCACCAACCTGGTGTTCAACAACATCCCCTGGCTGCAGGACGACCACGCTCCCACCAACGGTCTCGCCTACCTCAACGAGAACTATTGGGAGCTCATCGTCAACGACAAGGCCAACTTCTACGTGCAGGACTTCGTCAAGCCTCCGAACCAGGACGCCATGACCTCCCTCGTCGTCTGGGCCGGCAACGCCTCTTGCTCGAACGTCGCCCGTCAGGGCGCATTCACCGCCCTCACCGGCTGAGAAAGGAAACTCATGACCATCACGATGCTCCCCAATCCAACCGGTGCGGGCTACTACAACGACGTCTCCTACGGCGCCATCCGCCTGCAGGCGGTGATCCTGTCGACCGTCACCGGTCCGACCCCGGTGGGGACCCTGATGGAGGTGGTCACTCCCTACACCGGTCCCGGGACATCCAATCCCCCGACCCTGATCAACGTCCAGCCCTCGTCGACCTCGGCCGACTACAAGCTGGTGGGAGTCCTGGTGGGCGGGGCGACCGGAGAGACGGCCAACAGCGCCACCTCGGTGGCCTCGGGCAAGGTGTGCACCATCCTGATCGCCGGTTTCGCCCAGATCCTCTGTGATGCCACCACCACCGCGGGCAACCCTTTGATCCAGAGCGCGGCCACCGCCGGTGCGGCCAAGACGGCCTCGACCGTCACCGCCGGCCAAGGCATCGGCACGGCTTTGCAGGCGGTCACCATCTCCACCGGAACGGCGTTGGTCTGGTCTCTGATCAAGCAGGTCTGATGCAGCCGTCCGAGACCGTCATCGACTCGGGGGACATCTTCCGTCTCCGCAACGATTCGCCCGATCAAGAACTGGTGATCCCGCCCACGGCAGGAACCCGCGCCTACCGCATCCCTCCGAAGAAATCTGCCCTGGTTCCCTTCGAGGTGGTCCGAATCTTCTGGGGTGACCCCCGCTCGCGTGAAGGCGTCTACACCAAGTTCCAGGACTCCAAGGAGAAGGGGTTCATCAACAAGCGGGAGGACGAGATCAAGAGGCTCGGAGTCTTCTACGGCTCCTACGCCGCCGACGTTGAGACCCTCTTGGCCGAGGAGTACCCGCCCAACTCTCCTCTTCACGGCGAGCCCAAGACAACCCCGTGGCCAGTTTCCGTCCAGACCGAGACCGGGGAGAAGGTCGTTCCGGCCTGCTTCGACACCTCGGGAACCGCGGTCTACGGAGCGGTGCGGACAGAGTCCGAGGACCTCAACGACGCCGTCGCCTATCGTGAGCACGTCGAGCGCCAGTTCGATGCCATGCGGGAAGAGCTGAAGAGACTGCGGGGCGAGGACAGCAACGACGCAGAGGTGGACACCCCCACCCATGCGGGATGAGAACGACTATGCCGGGATGGATCGCCAGGAGCTTCGTCAGAACCTGACCCGGGTCTCGGGACAACTGGCCACCTGGCAGTTCGCCCTGGCCAATGTGAGAAAGCAGCGCAACCGCTCCTTCCTGGAGGCCTACTCGGCATCGACGGGCCGATCAGTGGCCGAGAAGCGGATGGACGCCGAGATGGGCTCTTGTGCCGATCAGGGTGATCTATTCGAGTACGAAGGCCAGGTCGCCTTCTACCAGACCCTCCGGGACGAGATCGTGGTCCTGCTCGAGCAGCGGCAGCAAGTCATGGTGAACACGCCGGATGGAATAGCGATGGCTGATGTCTGATGCCGGCCGAGCCTCGTGGCGTACAGCCAGAGAGTGACCTCCAGTGGCTGGACCTCGCTGACTTCAGCGCAGGCATCTACGACTACACCTCCGTCTCCACCCAAGCGCCGAACGTTCCCGGGCCCAAGGGTGCGGCCGATCCCAACTTCACCCACTCCTGCATCGCACTTCCTGGAGGAGGACTGGGCCCACTTCCGGCCGTCGCCCAGGAGTACACCTGGACCCCTACTGCGTACCCGACCAACTACATCGTCGGTCTCCTGGTCCACGACGAACTCTCCAACGGGGACACCGAGGTCTTCGTCATCCAGGAAGCCGACAACGGCACCACCCACATCTGGCAGCCCTTCTCCTACATAGCCGAAACCACAACCTTCACCGCCGCGGGTCTCGGGACCTCGGAGCCTTCAGCAGCCGGGATCTTCGGCTCCCCCTATCCCCAGTTGACCCGAGCAGCAGCGACCGACCCAACCACCACTCCGGGCAATCCGGTCATCGTCTACCCCAACGGCGGACCGTCGTCCAACACCAACACGGCGACAGGTCAGTTGTGGATGTACCCCAACCCGGCCACCCCGACCAGTTACACGCCGCTGGCTCTGATCACCGGTCCCCCGTACACGTCGGTGTCCGGCCAAGTGCTGGTCCATCAGTCGCGCGTCGTCGTCCTCGCCGGCATCACCTACATGTACCCCGCCGGTGGAGGGTTCGACACCAACGAGAACATCAACTTCACTGACCCACCGAACTCGACGGACTACGGCAACCAGATGACCGTCCTGGCTGCCGAGGAGCCCTACGGCTACGGGTGCGGCGCGAGTATCTCGGCCGGGGAGTTGATGCTGATCAAGAAGCGGGGAGGTGGGATCGTCGTCACCGGAGACATCTTTGCTCCCAACGTCACCTTCCTTCCCGGCGTGCAGCCCACCGGTGGGATCTATGGAAGCGCGCACTCAGGACTGCCGGGGATGATCTACTGCAGCTTCGACAACGGGGCATGGAGCTGGAACGGCGGTTCGACCTCACAGAAGATATCGAGTCAGTTGGACGACAGCTTCTTCCTGCCCTCTGTCTTCAACGACATGGAGTCCAACAACTACGGCTTCTACTGCCGGTGCATCGGGGACAAGGTCTACTTCTCGATGAACTGGCTCTACGACACCAGGACCAACTCGTGGTGGCGCTACTACCCCGACGCCACCCAGGGCGGAGCGGATCTGTTCTGGGTGCAGGAGGTCGACGGTCAGCAGATCTACGCAGCGCCGCTGCAATTCACCTCGTCCGACCTGACCTTCCTCTACCGCTTCGACCAGACCGTTCCTTCGGAAACATGGCAGTGGCAGGGCCTCCCGATCCGCCTGACCACCAACCGGTTTGTGGAACTTCGTGAAGTCGTGGTCAGAGCTTCGACCAACAGTGGGAACACTGCAGCCACAGTGAAGGTCTCGATCTACCAGGGAGCAACCGAGGTCGGGTCGGTCACCACCCCGGCCACCATCCTCGCCGCTCCGACCATGATCCGAATGCCCATCGGCTCGGCCAATGCCGCAGGCAACGTCTACACCGGAGAAGACCTGACCATCAGGATCGACGCCTTGGGGAACAGCGCGGCTGCTCCCAACGTCCACTCGGTGTCCCTGGGCTACAAGCAGATCGCCCATGCGGCGACGGTCGGAGTAAGTTCTTAGCCATGCCGGACACCCTGACGGTCGCCGAGACCAACATCCGGAGTCTGATCGACGAGCCCGTCCAACAGTTCTGGCAGACCACCGAGATCATCAGTTGGATCAACCAGGGCCAGGCCGAGATCCAGAGGGTCACCGAGTGGAAACGGGCGTCGGCTCAGATCACCGCGGTGGCGGCCCAGCAGATGTACGTGGCTCCGTCCGATCTGCTCCGCATCTACCGGCTCGAGTTCGTCCCAACCAACAACACGAGCTACACCTACTCACTCAGCTTCCAGGGCTACAACGAGAGCGACCAGTCCTGGGGGAACCTCAAGACCCTTCCTTCGGCCTATCCCGAGCAGTACACGTTGTGGAACTACCCGACCGACTCCGATCCCGGAGTGACTGGACTGCAGATCATCCTCTACCCGGTCCCCAACGTCGGGGGAACCCTGAACGTCTATTACTACCAAGCCACCACCCCGGTGGCTACGGGAACCGATGAGCTCGACATCCTGCCCGGATGGGAGGACTGCCTCTACAACTTCGTGGCCTACCGGTGCATGATGAAAGACGCTGACCCGAGGTCAAAGATGTTCCAACAGGACTACACCAACCAGCTCGAGCAGATGAAGACGATCAGTCGGGCCTACACCGACCAGGCCAACTTCTTCTCGACAGGCCAGCAGAACTACAATCCCCTCTTCTTGGACTTGGACGAGTAATGGCCACCACCACCGATCCCAATGCTTCTTACTACGCCTCGATCGCCTCTGGTCTGGCATCGAGCAATCCCAATCAGGCCCTCGAAGCAGCCGAGCAAGGAACCGTAGCGCCTCAGGTAGCCGGTGCCGCACTGCAATACGCCGGCATCGAGAACCAACTGGGCATGGTCACTCCCGAGTTGGCCCAGCAGAACGCCTATCAGTCCCAGATGGCCGGGTTCCAACTGGGAGGGTTGGGGCTGAGCCAGCAACAGACCGCGCTCCAACAGGCGGGCGCCGAGCAGCAGTACGGGTTCCAACAGCAGCAGTTCGGCCAGGAGCAACAGCAGAACCAGCTCAACTTCCAGAACCAGCTCCAGTCCCTGGTCGGAGGACAGGCCGCGTCGGGCGCGTTGAACACCCAGGGATCGAAGACCCAGCAGGGCACCCTGGGTCAGGAAGCGGCGTGGCAGCAACAAACTCTTCAGGGTCAAGAAGCTTTGTCCCAGGGAGATTTCGCAAGAGCCATGCAGAACTACCAGATCATCGGTGAGCAGAACAACCTCTCGGCTCAGGAGGTGCAGGCCAGGTTGCAGGAGGCCTCACTGACCGGAGGCGAGGGAGCGGCACAGAACATCGATCAGTTGGTCGCCCAGGCCGGGGGAGTGTTGTCCGGAGCGACCCAGGATGTCGGTGGGGCTCTGGCCAACTACGGGCTCGCCGGGGGGGTGAACCCGACCGGGGCATACGGATCATGAGAGGATTGACCCATGGCTGACGACGACAAGTTCCCCCCTGTATTGACCCCATCTGAGTTGGCCGACGCCAACGCTCAGGGGATGACCCCGGCCGAGTACATGGCCGCCGGTCCAGATACCCAGGATCAGTCTCTGAAAGATCAGGCCAAGGCTCAGTCCGAATCCAACGTCGCCGAGATGCAGGCAGGCAACGTCCCGATCATGAAGAACGGGAAGTTGGTTTTCGTACCCCAGGACCAACTGACCCCAACTGAGGAGCAAGAGGTCAGGACTCAGTCCAACCAGCCTCCAAGCTCCTCTTCGACCACCACCCCGACCGACTATGCCAGCCAACTGATGGACGGACTGATCAGCCAGTTCGCCTCGGCTGAATCGGGGATCACCCCTTACCTGAACAACCAGGTGGCATCGAACGACACTTCCTACGCTGCCGGCCTAGGTCAGGCCATCGGGGGCGTCGCCTACGGCCAGGATCCCGCCTACGCCGCTGCTCTGGCCGGACCGGCCAAGCAGGTGGCTGCGGCCAATGCCGCAGGCGCAGGGGCCATCACAGGGGCTCTCCAGGGCACTGGGGAGGCGCTCAACCTCTACATGCAGACGGCCCCCTACCAAGGAATCCTCTCCGCCCTGCAGTCCGAGGCCCAGTACAAGACCGAAACAGGCACCCCGACCTTCTCCATCGCAGGCACGCCGCAGTGGGTCCAGCAGGCCTATGCCGCCACCATCGGCAACTCCGCACCTGGAACAACGACGCCCGGGAAGCCCAATCCGCCAGCCTCCGGCCCAACGAACCCCTCGACCGATAACCCGGACAACCCCGGGACTGGGGACTAGGTGAGCCAGCCGAAGCCGGCGGTCCAGACCTTCGACACCGACTGGACCAAGATCAAGTCCTGGGCCCAGACCCAGAAGATCCCCACCGTCGCGGTCAACAACGTCTACACCCTGGATTCGTCCCGCCTGACCAGCGGTTACTACACCATGTCCAATGCTGAACGAACCAGAGCCATCCTGGCTGCCGCCGGCATGGACTACAACACGGCCCTGCCTTCGGACAATCCGTCAGCGGCGAACATCATCGGCAATACCATCACCAACGCCCAATCCATCTTCACCGGTCTCATGCCGACAAGACTTGCCGCCAACATCTGGGACACCTTCAAGGACACCGTCGATGATCTCGAGGACCCAGCCCGACTTGCTGGAAAGGACCCGCTGGCTAACGCATTGACCCAGACGGCCCTGTCCTGGATCCCCGGTGCCTACGATCTGGGCACGGTCCTCAAGGCGGGGAACATCAAAGCCGGGCTGGAGAAGCTGGCCGAACAGCCCATCACATCGCTCCTAGACGTCATGCCCGGCCTCAAGTACTTGGATGCCGGGGCCGGCTCAGCCATCGCCTCCAGTGCAGCAGGAGAGGCCTTAGCGGACAGACTGGGAGTGACAGCCAAGGCTCTCGGCAACACCGGGTCGATCCGGATAGCCGGGAAGGCTATCGGATCGATCAAGATCGGCACTGCCACCCGGGCATTGACGGACATCGATGGAAAGCCGATCCTGGATGCCGAAGGGAACCAGATCATCGGGACACCCACGTTGTCTCAGCGAGCGGCTACCCGGGCCCAGAACCTCGGCGTCGGCCACATCCTCAGTACAGGGGCCCACACATTGGCATCACTTCGTAACAAAGCCCTGATCGAGAAGAAGGAACTGACCGGGAACCTCACCAAAGCCCTGTCTCAGTTGACCAGGGACAAGATCGGGCCCGATGGGATCGAAGAGCCGGGACAACTGACCCAGTTCACCCAGCTCATGCGCTCGGGAAGAACGACCGAGAGCCTGATCAACGACGACTCGATCGACGTTCCTGTCCGAGAAGCCATCAAGGCCTACCAGCCGTGGGAGGAGTGGCACAAGGAGCGGATGCTGTCCAGTGGCCAGATCGTGCCTCTGAAGCATCCAGACGGCACTACCCAGTTCTACGAATCCACCAGTCACCTTTTCGCCCAACGCCAGGCGGTGGACCAAGCCATCGAAGCGGCCGACAAGGCATCCAAGGTCTCCGACGACATCATGGCCCAGACCCAGCAGTTGGAGGCTGGCTTCGAGCCTCACATGGCCACCATCGACCAGATCCGCCAGTCGATCGCCGGTGTCCCGGCCATGATGCAAGAGAACATGCCGTTCAACTACCGCCAAGCCTTCGGGGCCTTGACTGGCAAGGACGGCATCCTCGAGCGGATGGAGAAAGCCGCAACCGCCAAGGACTGGCGGGAGTTCAACCGGCTGTCCAAAGAGGCCATTCGCAAGATGAATGCCAAGGCCTTCCAGAAGCGGGAGTCAGGTCGCACGGCGACGGGCAGACTGATCCCTGCTCAGCAGGGTTGGGACTCGGTCCCGATGCTGGCCAAGCTCAAGTCCGAGCTCACCATCGCCCGGGCCTACAGCCAAGCCCGGATGAAGCTCCTCAACGACTACGAGAAGTCCTACGAAGGCAAGTACGCCTCGAGCTACAAGAAATCGGCAAAGTACCTGAACGAACAGGCCGAGAAGGCGGTCACGCGGTTCTCCGAAGAGATCAAGGCTCACCCTCCGGGCGCAGCCCAGGATGTGGTCAAGACCCTCTTCATCAACAACTTCCTGGCCTCTGATGCCTCAGAGATCCTGGCCGACAAGGCCGCGGCCTATCTCAAGGACAAGGACTACGCCCCCGACATCGTGGACCGGATCCGCAAGGACCCGACCCGGATGTGGCAACTGATCACTGCCATCTCCGATCCGATGTTCAACGACCCCTTGATTCCGGGACTGGACCCCGGGGATGCGGCTGCGTTCCGACAGGACGCATTGAACGAGTACGACTCGATGCGAGCCAGAGGATTCGAGCCTTCTTACGTGCCGAGGGTCTCACCCAAGGACGCAACGAGTAGCGCTATGTCCGAAGGGGTCTACGTCAACCCGATGAAGTACCCGACCGTCGATGCCGCCTTCAAGCGGGGCATGGACATGTCCAACACCATGAACGACGTCTATTTGGGGGTGAACAAAGCCACCAACGACATCCTCTCCCGGGACGTGACCCTGGACTTCTTCAACGAGTGGCTGAAGCCCATGCTGAGAGCGGGCACCCAGTTCAAGCAGGCCATCGCAAAAACTCACCTGGAACAGATCGAGACGGCCGAAGGTGCGGCTCCCGGGGGGGTGATCACCAGCCTGATCCACGACGAGTACGGCCATTCGGCCTTCGACATCAAGGCCCACATGGGGCTGGACCCCCACGAGTTCGGCCTGGACGACAACGAGACCTACTACATCCCTACCGCTTTGGTGAAGCAGATCGAATTCATGCTGGGACCGGGCCAGTTTCCCCTGAAAGGCCTGTGGGACAAGACGACCGGAGTGTTCAAATACAGCCTATTGGGCCTCAGTCCCCGATACACGATGCACGTCGCCGGCGGGGGGACCATGTTGTTGGCTCTGCGGATCAATCCCGGATCCCTCAAGTTCATCGGCGACGCCTACAAGGCTGTGTCCGCCTACAGCAAGGGTGAGCACCAGGACATCATCGACCCCGAAGTCCTTCAGGGCTCCGCCCAGTACGGGACACCTTCGGTGGACCAGGCCGTACATACCATGGGGGGCCGGACGGCGGCGAAGTGGGCATTGCAGGCCAAGCTCGAGCAGTGGGGTCTGAATCCCAAGGTGGCTACGGCGGTGCAGTGGGCCTCAGCAGCAGCCGACATCAACTTCCGGTTCACCAACTTCGTCTCCGACATGCAACGCTCCATCGCCTACCTCGACGGTGTGGCCAAGGCGGAACGGAAGGGTTGGATCAATGACCCATTGACCGGCGAGCGAGTCGCCATGACTGCCGACAGAGCCCATTTCCTGGGGATGCAGTCGGCCGAAAGAGTGATGGGGAACCTGCAGGCCATGACCCCGTTGGAAATCTCGACGGCTCGCAAGTTCTTCCCCTTCTACGGATGGACCAAGCACGTCCTCAAGTACGTGATGACCTACCCGGTCGACCACCCATGGCGCACCAGCTTCCTGTCGACGCTGGCCACCCAGAACACCGACAACTTCTCGTCGGGTCTGGACGAGAGGATGCAGCTCCTTTTGTTCCTGGGACAGCCGGACGCCCAGGGGAACGTCAGTGCCATCGACATCCGAGAGCTCGACCCGTTCCGGGACGTGGCCAACTACGCCACCCTCGGTGGATGGATCTCGGCCCTCAACCCCATCATCTCGGCACCTTTCGCGGCTATTGATCCCAACATCATCTACGGCTCCCAGACCCTGTATCCCAACATGACCTACTCCGACGTCTACGGATCCAAGTCCGCAGCCCCTTCGGGATCCCCGATCCAAGCATTGGAGCAGGAGATCCCCGAAGTCACCGTCCTGGACGATGCCCTGGGGCTCTCGGCAAACGCTCGAGCGATTCGCAAGGAGGGGGCCGGTGAGTACGCCAAGGCCATCTTCAACGCCCTCAACATCCCCTTCACCGAAGTCCAGCACCTCAACCTGCAACAGATCAGTGCCGAGCACGAGATCGATCGTTACCAGCAGGCCGAAGCAGACGCCGACAACGCCTGGGAGACCGGCGACTTCTCGACGTTGCTCAAGTACCCAGGGACGGTGCCGGATCCGCTCAACAGCGATTACAACATCAGTCCCCAGGAGCTCTACGCCCAGTACCAGGCAGCCTTGAAGCGCTATCCCGGCCTGCCCCCGAGCGAGACAGTGGCCCCGCTCTCCTCGCCTGCCGTGTAGGACACCCCCGGGATTCGAACCCGGACTGAGGCCTGTCTGCAGGAGCCACTCTGCAGTCCATACCTTTCATCATCCCCCGACTGGCTAGGTCCGGTTGAGGTGCGGGCCCGGCACCGCAGTGTCCGCCACCCAGGGTATCAGAAGATATATATTTTCGGGGTGGTCACCTTCCGCATCACCAAGCTCCGCGCCATGCTCCTGGCCAATGTGGACGAGAAGGGCGAGAAGATCAAGGACTACGTCGTGGCCGCGGACTGTGGGATCATCGGGTCCTACCTGTGCGAATACGCATCGGGCAAGAAGGCGTTCAGACCCGATCACCTGGAGAAGCTGTGCTGGTATTTCCAGTGCGATACCAACGATCTGGCGGGCTCCCTCGAGTTCACCGTTCCTGACTAAGATCGGAGTACGATGGCTGGTGAACGAGAAACGCTCCACGAGATCCTCGCGGAGCTGAGAGAACTGAGGATTCAAGTGACCGCAAACGACACCGCCCTTGCCGCCCTGCAGACCGAGACCACGCAGTTGGTCACCGATGTGACCGCCTTGATCGCCGCCATCGGCAATGAGAGCGATGACATCTCTGCCGGGGTGAACGCCGTGACCGCCGATCTGGCCACCCTGGACTCCCAGGTGACGGCAGCCAAGCCTTCATCCGACGCGACCACAGCAGCCCCGGCTGACGAGGGTCCGACCTCCGCTCCACCTGCTCCGAGCTGATGGCGACGGGATACGATGCCATTGATCCGGCATCGATCCCGGCCGGTATTCCAGCCCCGCAGTACGTGGGCGGATACATCAATGGCGAGTGGCCTTCCTACCAGGCCATGCGGGCCCGGTTCCCGTCCGCCATCCCCTTTTCGATCTCGGCTGATCCTCTCGCGGCCAACTCCCTTTCTGCCGTCTGCTCCGACATGGAGCAGGGTGACTACAGTCCCGAACAGGCTGCCGATGCGGCGGCAGCCAAGATCACCGCAGGCTGGGTCCCCGCCACCTACTGCAGCTTCTCCGACTGGCACGACGCTATGGAGGCCTGCACCGAGATCGACATCCTTCCCAGTCAAGTCGACTGGCTCATCGCCGCCTACCCGGGCATCGGCCCCGTCCTCTACCCCGGATCCCCGGGCCACCAGTGGGTCGATCGCGGATCCTATGACCAGTGGGTCATCGAAGACGGGTGGCTGCCGGGAAGACCTATCCACCCCCGACCAGTACCGGAGCTGAACATGCAAGTCACAGACCCAGTGAGTGGCGGAACGTGGGTGCTCAATC